CAGAAACAGAAAACAGGAGTTATTAAATGGCTGAATATGAACAGAAGGATATGACGGCTTCGTTATTTCCTAACGATAAGGGCGATAACGAGAAGCGTCCTGATATGACTGGTTCTATGACAATGGACGGAACAAAGTACAGCCTGTCAGCGTGGAAGAACGAATCAAAGGCTGGCAAGCAATATCTGAGCATCAAGGTTTCTGAGTGGCAAGAAAGGCCAGCCGCTAATGGCGCTACTCAGGCTATGGATGATGAGATTCCCTTTTAATGTTTAAGAGGGAGAAGCGGAAAACAAAGCAATCGCGCTATCCAACAGTCGATAATTATGCCGACTGCGTTTATTGCGGAAACCGCTTCAACTATCGGTATCAGGGAACGATTACACTTGCAGGAGAGGAGTTTTGCAATGACATCTGTGCTAGAGAAAATTATCTTAAACGTCTTCGCGAAAACGAAGAGACAATCCCCTTCGATGCACTATGACCAGCGCATTGAAGAAGTCATTAAAGCAACCAGTGAAGTCACTGGAGTGCCAATCTTGGACTTGTTGGCAAAGCGAAGAACCAGCGCAAAAGAGCGACACATCGCTATGTATCTGTCAGTCAGATTGCTGGGTTGCTCATATCCAGAAGTGGGCAGGGCATTTGGGCGTGACCATAGCACCGTCTACTATGCCTGCAAGAAGCTCGACAAAAGAGGGCGGGGAAGGTCAAAAACTAGCCGAATTTTAAAGGAAATCGAGCAGTGTCTAGCCGCATGACCCTAAGATACGTTGTGCATGGTCACATCAAAAAATATGAGGAGGACGGCTGGGAGATTGTATCCCGCCTGTCCTACCCTCACAGCCAACACGCAGTGCTAATGAAGAAGGTGCAACATGACAGACCCAGTGAACCATCCTGAGCATTACACCAGCGGCAACATCGAGTGCCTTGACGCTATCCGTGCGGCGCTCGGTGACAATTACAAGTATTATGTGCAAGGAAATGTGCTAAAATACATCTGGAGATTTAACCACAAAAACGGGCTGGAAGATTTAAAGAAAGCTCGGTTCTATCTGGATGACCTTATAGCACATGATGACCCTGCATAATAAATTTGTAGCAGACGTAACTTTATCACAAACCACCTCCGGCCTTGCTGGAGAATATATAGCCGCCGCGTCAGTCCTTGCTAGGGGCTGGCGCGTTGCTTTAGCGCAACAGGACGCTGTTGACCTAATAGCGTGGCATCCAGATACAGGCCAGATGATGCGGATACAAGTCAAGGCTTGTCAGGCTTCTCGGCAGGGTGCGGGGCATAAACACCGCGTCCATTTCCAGACAGGGCTGGGCGGCAAAAAAAGAATACCCACCATAGCCGACTATGACATTCTGGCTATGGTCAGCACAGAGCAAAGAGTGGTATGGTATTTGCCTGTAACTTCTATCAACGTCAAGAAGTTCACCAAGCACACAACATTTTTTGAAGCGCCAGACCTCGAATCAGATAGCTGGGCTAGAGCAGTGGAGATAATAAATGAGACAAATTCCAAATCGCAGACCGTGCATAACAACCAACGTGGGCGCAGGCATGGCAGTGACCGTTAGCTTTTGCCCACAGACAGGGGATGCTATTGAGGTGTTTATGAGTGCGCGGGGCAAGGCTAGCGATAACGAAATGACGGATGCTATGTACAATTTAGGCGTTACTGCTTCTAAGTTGATGCAGGGCGAGTTTGATGAGGCAGTATAATGGATGACAGCGTAGACAGGCTTATAAAGCAACTGAAGAAGCATGAGGGCAGTGTCAAGGAAAAGGGCAAGCACATCCTTTACAAAGACCACCTCGGATATGAAACCATTGGCTATGGCAGGCTGATTAGCCCAGAGATGGGCGGGGGCTTATCCGACATTGAGGCGGAATATCTGCTGATGAATGACTTAGATACTTATATGACAGCCGCCAAGTCTTACAACTGGTACGCTGGTCTGAACGATGCGCGGAAGGCGGTTATCGTGAATATGCTTTTCAATATGGGGCAGACAAACTTCAACAAGTTTCTGAAGATGAAGCAGGCGCTTGATGTGGGTGACTTCCCAGAGGCCGCCGTCCAGATGTTACAGAGCAAATGGGCAAAGCAAGTCAAAGGCCGGAGTTCAGAATTATCTAAGCAAATGGAGACTGGTAAATGGCAACAATAATGGATGAATGGAAGGTGATGCCTCGGCTGGCCTTCCTAGCAATGATTATAATGGCCTTCAGGGTTGTGGAGTGGTATATGACCCTGCCAGCCGCTGAGGCCACTGTGGAGCGCTCTGGCTTCGTTTCTGTGGTGGTTGGTGCGCTAACGGGCGCTTTCGCTGTATGGATAGGGAAAGAGAAATGATACAGGCACTGATACCCATTGTGGGTGAGCTTGCTGGTAGCTGGCTCAAGGGCAAGGCTGAGAAGCAGGTAGCCAAAAACAAAGTAGCTGTTGCAAAGGCTGAGGCTGAGGCAGAGGTGATGAAGGTAGCCGCCACGCATGAGGCTGGCTGGGAAAAGGTCATGGCCGAGGCCAGCAAGGATAGCTGGAAGGATGAGGCGTGGACTGTTCTGTTCATAGCCATTATCGCAATGTGCTTTATACCGCCGCTACAGCCGTATGTAGAGCGAGGCTTCGAGGCGCTAGATAAAACCCCCGATTGGTTTCAGTGGGCTATGTACGCCTCTATAGCGGCTTCCTTTGGCCTGCGTAGCCTGACTAAGCTGAGGAAGTAATGCCAGAGTGGTTGCAATACTGGCTGGTGATTATGGTAACGCTAAACACCACCGTAAATCTGATAGTGTTTTTCGTGGGCAGAAAGTTCAAGCCATAAGAAAACCCCCCAACGCAGAGCGTCAGGGGGCAGTCAGGGAGGAAAGAACTGACATCAGAAAGGAGTTACGTCTGACAGCTCTCTCTCCTTTCTACAAAAGAAAGCGCCGCTGTGCAAGTTGTAAATGTTATAACCTGCACCAGCTTGCTACCGTCAAATATCTGCACCAGCCAGTCACCCCGCTTTGGGCGTTGCTTTACTTTGTGCCTGTAAGTTGTTAGCCACATTTATGCCTCCATCTTGTTTGACTTCTTTAGGTTATCCCTCTGCCGGATTACCCGCAAGTTCCACGGCACATGAAGGCCGCACACATTTTTGTTTTGTAATGGTACAATGTGGTCAACGTGCCAGCTTGCCTTCCCGTCAGTCAGAATACGCTTGTCTCTGTCCGTGTAAATAACTCTAATAGCCATTCTATGCTCCAGCGTTAGCCATTTGGGAGTAGCCTTTTCTATGGCTTCCTTTCTCCGCTTTCGAGCAAAGTATTCCGCCGCGCCGACTCGGTTGGTTTTAAATAAGGTTTTCTTGTGCTTAAAGAAATGCTCCATAACAGATACATTGCTAAGAAGGAAAAGCCTGTGCTGTGTCAATGGCCTTTCATGCCCCTGACAGATGCTCTTAACTCGGTCATAATACTTGCGCTCCACCTTCATGGTTATCTGGTGAACTTTACGATAAGTCTGCTTGAACTTTGTTCTGACGAACAACAGCTTGCAAGTGGGGTCGTGTATGCCACTGAGAGAACTGCCGCTGGTAACACTGCCCTTTATGAGAACCTTGTAAAATATGTCCGGCTCATCCCTGCCTATATCCTCAGCTCTAACCAGAGTGCCGACAACGGGAATGTAATCCTGAACCTCGTCCACTAATTTTGACCATTCAACATGGCCTGTTTCGTAATTAGCAAAATACGAATCGTCCTGAATAACGTACTGCTCTGGCAAATCATCCATAATGCCCTCAGCATCCTTGAACCGCCGAACAACATCCTCATGCCCTTTAATATTACGCTCGGTGAAAATCATTTGGCCTTCCCCCGTGTCTCATACTGCCTGCGCCATACCAGCTTATCATAAGCCCTGAGCGTTTCCCTGCTGATGGGTTGCCCCGCATGGTCAGCATATTGGAACTGCTCGTTAAGCTGTTCTATGAGGGTGTCTATCTCCCCCACAGAAAATCGTACATCAAATCGTTTCCAGCAAATAGGCTTCATGTCTATCTCCCTTTCGGGCGGGGCTGTTAAGCCCACACCCTTTCTTCTACGAATGAACGTGCCTCTGAGTAGCGTCTGCTATGGTGGTAGCTAGAAACATCTGCCCAAACCAGTGAGCCATCCTTACGCTTACGCTCAACCTGAACCTCAACGCGTTTGTTAGGAATTTTTACAACGCGATATTTGTTTTCTACCCCGATAAATTCGCAGATATCGCAACCTTCTGTACCCCAATACGTTACGTTGCGGTCATCTCTGATTACTGAAACTGTCATTTTTCACTCCTCTGACTGTGGGGATAATCCCCCTATTTTATAAATATACGCTAAGACAATGGATATGTAAACCCCCTAAATGTAAATAATAGCTAATTTTTTATGGGAATATTCTGGAGAGTACAATCACCGCCGCAATGATGAACACAGTCAGGCCAGCAACCACCGCTGACCATGTGATAACTTCCTCACGCTGTCGGCGGCGTTCAGCCTCTTCGGCTATGCGCTGTTTGCGGATTTGCCCTTCCAGTCGGACTAGCTCGTTCCAAGCCTGTGGGTTGATGGACAGCATATAGAGCCGTAGCTCTTCTCGCTGTTGCTTCACCTTCTTGAGCGCCGCCCAAGTCTCCAGAGCCTCTTCCTCGACAGACCCGCCAAACCTCCGGCTCTTGGCCTTGCCGTGAGCCTTCTCGATATCGTGGCAAGCACCCATCCATCTGGATACGTCCTTAGCCATTGATTCGATTTCCCTGCCTGCCGCAAAGCCCCTCTTGATAAGCCCAAAGGCGCTGGTGGCTAGGGCTATGGTTGCGGGGTCTATCATAGCGGCCTACTTTATAAGGAGATTGTCTAGCTTGTCCTCTATGCGGTTGAGGTGTTGCATTACCTGCCCCATATCCTCACGCACATCATCCCGCCGCGCATAAGTCTCGCGGGTCTGATTGAGCAGTATTTGAATTCTTTTTGTCTCGCTATACAACTGCTTGAACGCCCACAGTGCAGGCGCAACAACCAGTGTCAGAACGATGTTCCAAAACATCATTGCATCCCCGCCCATCTATACCTCGTCAGGCCAGTCGTTGATAGGTGCGTTACCAGTGGCATTGCCATCGCTATCCACTGGCGTATCATGCAGGGCTAGAAAGGCGCTGTGAGAGTTCACAGCATCAATAGACGCCTCAATGGTGTTAGAGGCGGTACGCACAGCCGCACGGTAGGTCGTCACATCTGCTGGCACAGTATAATCAGCCACCTCTGCCGCCTTTACCACTTGCCAATCTGTCGGTGCTAGTAGGTTGCCAGCACGTTCCTTTGTGATGTTCTTCCAGACGCTCTTTAGCCCCAGAGTTACTAGCTGGTCGCCATTAATGTCTAGGATAGGATTGCCATCTGCATCGACTTCGTTAACGTCATTGATGTTCTTGGGCGTGTTAGCATCCCAGAAAAAGCGGTTGTCGTATGGTGCTGGGTCAGCTTCCCATACCAGCCCTGCGGCAGTTTTCTGCCCGTCTGACCAGCTACCCCAATTTGCTGGGTGCTGTATGCCATCATTATCCGTCCAAGCCTTACCGAGGCGGATAGTTTTATGTCCGTATTTCCATGCCATATCTATCTCCTATCTGGCGTTGGCTGATTTGAATGGGGCTTCTGCAAAGGCGAGGAATATGTATGTGCCGCCTGATGCATTTCGGTCAGTTCCTGTGTCACGCAACTTATATCCATTAGACAAAAATTCATAATCAGCAGTTGAAGAAGAAGCCTCAGCGTTACTTAAATTTGCGTAAAGGTATTTATGAGGGTCAGCATTTTCTGGGTCACGCTTGTTGTCTAAAATCTGCCAATTTCCTGTGCTATCTGTACGCTTCACCATAATCCATGCTGGCCTGAACCCACAGTGTACAAACGTGCCGTCTGTCGAGCCATTGCCCGTGTATGAGCCTATCTTGCTGTAGCCTTCAACCTCTGCGAATGAATACATAACATATGTACGCCCACTAAGATTAGACTGTGAATTTGTGCCAACATTTACAACACTAGATGAAGGTGCAGTGCTGTTAAATACTGTGCCGTCAGATACAGCCGCAGTTGTTACATCTAATTGTAGTAAAGATGACCAAGCACCTAATCCAGAATGTCCAACCATCCAAGAGGTAGGACTATCAGACCTACATTTAATAATCACCATTTTTGGAGCAGATGATGTTAAGCCATGCCCTACTGTAGCGTTAGCCCCCGTACCAGTATATGTGGCTATACTAAACCCTGCATCGGTATTTGCGCTGACTTGGCTAGTGATAGTCCCATCTGTATTGCTGGATGTGCTGTTACCAGCCAGCCAGTTCCATGCGACAAGGGTTCTGCCACTGCCATTTACTGAACTGTCTGTACCCAATGTAAAACCATCGCTGTCAAATGTTTTTAGCAAAGTTGTTGAAGTAAATTCTTGGTCTGAGGTGTTTGAAAATAGCTGTCTGTTGCCACCTCTAACACTATCGTTGAGAACATGATTATCTGCCACGCTTCTTGTTTTAAGCCAGACCCAATCAGGCTGGAAA